TTCCCCAATATCATTGTTGATGTTGCAAAGAACTATAATAATGCTTACATCCTGTGCGAAGTAAATGACATTGGTGGACAGGTTGCGGACATTATTCAGTTTGATTTGGAGTATGAGAACTTGTTGATGGCAGCGATGCGTGGTCGTGCAGGACAGCAGTTGGGACAAGGATTTTCTGGTAAGAAGACTCAACTCGGTGTCAAAATGTCTAGTGCTGTGAAGCAGGTTGGATGTTCTAACCTCAAGGCATTGATTGAAGAAGATAAATTGATGATTCCAGATTATGACACAATTGCAGAACTAACTACGTTTATTGTCAAGGGTCAGTCGTTTGCTGCAGAAGACGGATGTAACGATGACCTAGCAATGTGTCTCGTCATCTTTGGATGGATGGCAATGCAACCATACTTCAAAGAGATGCACGATGATGATGTTCGTAAACGCATTTATGAAGACCAACGCGAAGCAATTGAAGAGGATATGGCTCCATTTGGTTTCATGGATGACGGATTGGGTGATGAGTATTTTGCAGATGCTCAAGGCGATGTGTGGCAGGTTGCGGAATATGGGGATAAATCCTATATGTGGGAGTGGAGGTAAAGATTCAAAAATATAAATAATCCTAGACAACCGATGTTGGAATCAAACTAGGAGACTTTAAACATGGCAGCCAATCAATCATCGCCAGGTGTTGTCGTACAGGAAAGAGACCTGACGACGATTACTACGCTTTCGACCGCAAACGTAGGTGTACTTGCTGCACCCTTTGAACTCGGTCCTGTAGAAGAAGTTATTGAAGTATCTACCGAGAGAGAACTGGTAGAGCGTTTTGGTAAACCAAATGACAGTAACTACGAGTACTGGTATACCGCATCGCAGTTTCTTTCTTATGGTGGTGTTCTTAAAACTATCCGTGTAGATGCAACCGCGCTGAAAAATGCAGTTGACGCTGGTACTGCTGTTAAGATTAAGAATCTTCAAGATTACGAAACTACTTACGAATCTGCTAACAATACTTGGTCCTGGGCGGCTAGAACTGCAGGTTCAAAAGGAAACTCCATTGGTGTTTTCGTAACTGATGCTGGTGCTGACCAAATTCTGGTACTTCCTGCTCCTGGTTCTGGTAACGAGCACGAGTTTGTTGCTGATGAAGCAGTTTCTACTGGTTCTGGTGCTGCTGGCAAAGTCTTCAAATATAGCATTGTCCTTACTGTTGAGTCTGTTGTAGGTGACTTCACTCCTGGTACTTCGACTACTGTAGCAATTTCTGGTTCCAACGAAACTGTAAATGTTCTTGCATGGGACCCTGCCAACAAGAAACTTGAAATTGGTCTGCCTGCGGGTAGTGTCACTGGCATCATTGCTGATGGTCAGACAATCACTCAAGGTGCCAATACTGCAGACATTGCCACTAGCGGTATTGAGCGTCGCTTGTATGTTGCTCTGAATAAGAGTAGTGTTGAATTTGCTGCTACTGATGTTGTTGCTGATACCAATGCAACTAACGTCACTGTTTCTTCGGTTCGTGGTGAATATGCAGAGCGTGAATATCTTCCTGGTGTAAAGTGGATTAATGTTGCACCTCGCCCCACAACATCTCTTTATGTTAACAACGCTGGCGGTCATCGTGACGAACTTCACGTTGTTGTCGTTGATGTTGACGGTCAAATTACTGGCACGACTGGTGCAGTTCTTGAGCGTTTCGTTGGTTTGTCTAAGGCATCCGATGCCAAGACTTCGGTTGGTGAAACCAATTACTATGTTGAAGTAATCAAGCAACGTTCTGCTTATATCTATTGGGGTGAGCACGAAACTGAACTGTTCTCTGCCACCGCAACTGCTTCCGATGGTAACTGGGGGCAATCTGCTACCGCACGTCAGTTCAATCTGTTGCGCTCTGCTGCTGGTACTGTTGATTATCCTGCTGGTCGTAAGACTGTAGGTTCTGCAAGTAATGCTACGTTCTACTATCGCCTTGCTGGTGGTGTTGATTATGCACTTGCTGGAGAGTCTTATAGTGTCACAAATAGTGATATTGCAAGCGCATATACTCTGGTAGAAGACCCTGAGTCTCAGACCGTTGACTTCATTCTTGCTGGTCCCTCTGGTGCTGATGACGCAGCCGCAATTGCTAAAGTCACTTCATTGGTCAATATTGTTGAGGAGCGTCGTGATTGCATGTTATTTGTTTCTCCCCGTAGAGCAAATGTTATTGGCGTTTCTAACGCAACATCAGCAACTGATAATATCGTAGGATTCTTCGATCAACTGCCTTCGTCTTCGTACATGGTATTTGATTCGGGTTATAAGTACATCTACGATAAGTACAATGATGTCTATCGTTATGTTCCTTGCAACGGTGACGTTGCTGGTCTTTGCCTACAAACAACTGAAGTAGCAGAACCTTGGTTCTCTCCTGCTGGATTCCAGCGTGGTATTTTGAGAAATGCGATTAAACTTGCATATTCTCCAACCAAGACTCAACGTGACCGTTTATATGCTGCTCGCGTTAATCCTATCGTTTCTTTCCCTGGTCAAGGTGTTGTCCTTTTCGGTGACAAGACTGCTCTTGGATTTGCTTCCGCATTTGACAGAATCAACGTTCGCCGTCTGTTCCTCACAATTGAGCGTGTTATCAGCGGTGCTGCTAAGTCCCAACTGTTTGAGCAAAATGATGAGTCGCAGCGTTCGCTGTTCCTCAATATTGTTGAACCATACATGCGTGATGTTCAAGGTCGTCGTGGTGTAACTGATTTCTTAGTTAAGTGTAATGCTTCCAACAATCCTCCAGAAGCAGTTGACCGTGGTGAGTTCTATGCAGAAATCTTTGTGAAACCCACCCGTACAATTAACTACATTACTCTGACTTTCACTGCAACCAGAACTGGTGTTGCGTTCCAAGAAGTCGCTTCCTGATAACGACTAACATAACAGAGAGACCCTACGGGGTCTCTTTTTTTGTCTGAAAATATTGTTTGTACTAAATATTAACGACGGAGACATTTAAAACCAATGGCAAAAAGAGGAACAATTGACGATTTTAAGGCAAATGTCGCAGCCGACTTTGCTCGTCCTAATTTATTCCAGGTAGACCTTTCTTTTCCTTCTGGAATTATCAACAACTCCAGTCTTGTAGAACTTGGTAAGTTCACTGTTCGTGCAGCAAACCTTCCTTCTTCCCAGATTGGTGTTATCGAAGTACCTTTCAGAGGTCGTGTTCTGAAGATTGCTGGAGACAGAACTTTTGAACCTTGGACAATCACTATTCAAAACGATAGCAACTTTGTTCTGCGTAATGCATTTGAACTTTGGGCATCTTCGGTTCAAGCATACAACGAGAACTTTACTTCTGCTGCTGGTCTCGGTGATGCTGATGACGCAACTGGTTACTTCGCTGATATGGTTGTTCATCAGTTAGCACGCGATGTTAAGGATGGAGATTCCCCCAAAATTCTTAAGTCGTATAAGTTCTATAACGTCTTCCCCAGCAACATTGCTGCGATTGATTTGGACTTCGGCAACAATGACGCCATTGAAGAATTTACTGTTGAACTTCAGACACAGTACTGGACTCCAATTAATGCTAATGTCGATGCCTGATAAATAAACCAGGACCAATAAAAGTATAACATAATGTCGAATCAGCTCTTCGGTTTTTCACTTGAAAGAGCAAAGAAGGTCCCTAAGGGGCCTTCTTTTGTTCAAAAAGATAGCATGGATGGTTCGCAACCGATTGTCGGTGGCGGATACTATGGATATTCCGTCGATTTTGATGGAACTGTTCGTAATGAATATGAACTTATTTCTCGTTATCGAGAGATGGTAATGCAACCAGAGTGCGATAGTGCTGTTGATGATATCGTCAATGAAACTATTTGCGGAAACTTTGATGATGTTCCTGTTGAGGTTGAGTTATCCAACTTAAAGGCATCGGATAAAATTAAAAAACTTATCAGAGAGGAGTTTCATGAGGTTTTGAGACTTCTGGATTTTGATAATCGTTCATATGAAATCTTCCGTCGTTGGTATGTTGATGGAAGACTATTTTACCATAAGGTAATTGACCCCCAAAATCCTCGTGGTGGTATGACGGAACTTCGTTATATTGACCCCCGTAAAATTCGCAAGGTAACTGAGTATGAGCAAAAACGCCCAGAGCAACTGCGAGGCGTTGATATCAATACTCAACTGACACAAAAAGCAGCAGAATATTTTCTTTATAATCCCAAAGGTTTAAAGAACTCTACAAATCAAGGTATCAAGATTACCTCTGATTCTATCACGTATTGCCATTCTGGTATTCAAGATTTAAATAAAAACATGACTCTTAGTCACCTGCATAAGGCGATTAAGGCAGTCAATCAACTGAGAATGATTGAAGACTCTCTGGTTATCTACCGTTTGAGTAGAGCACCTGAGCGCAGAATCTTCTACATTGATGTTGGCAATCTTCCCAAAAATAAAGCGGAACAATATCTCCGTGAAGTTATGGGTCGCTATCGTAACAAACTTGTATATGATGCGAACACTGGTGAGATTAAGGATGATAAGAAGTTTATGTCCATGCTGGAAGACTTCTGGTTACCTCGTCGTGAAGGCGGCAGAGGAACAGAAATCTCTACACTTCCTGGTGGACAAAACCTTGGCGAACTAGAAGATGTAAAGTATTTCCAGAAAAAACTTTACAAGGCACTTAATGTTCCTTCCTCTCGTTTAGAAACAGAAACGACTTTTAATATCGGTCGTGCTGCTGAAATTACTCGTGACGAAGTTAAGTTCCAGAAGTTTATCGCTCGTCTCCGCAAGCGTTTCTCCGAACTCTTTACAGATTTACTTAAGACTCAACTCATCCTCAAGGGTATTATGACTCTTGAAGAATGGGATGAAATGAAGGAGCACATCCAATTTGACTTTATTGCAGATAA